CGTACTACGATACGATGCCCCACGGAACTGTTATATTAACGGTTTGCTTAGGATCAATCCTCCTAATCTTACGTGAGAAGAAACACGAGATGTATGCTATGCTGTCTTGTGTTTGTGAAAGCATGGGTGAACGCCCGGATAGTGGTCCGTACGTCACCCGTGATGCTTTCACCGCTACGAGTATTGTCAAGGCTAATCCTATGCCTGGACATACTCATCCCGACGCCGCTGGCTTTAGAACCGCCGCGACAGAAACAGCCCTCAACATGAGTTCACATGTTGGTGCGAGTGTTTTTGTCATTGGCTTATCGCGCACAGATCAAAATCGTGCATTGCGAGGTTCTAGAGCCTGGTTTTGGGCTAAGGACACCAACACTAGTAACAGGATTGATAAGCCTGCTAGTGATGATTTCCTTTATATATGCGATGTCGATTATTACATCGACATGCCGGATCTTTTATCTAAGAATTGTCATCCGACATTAATCTATACAGTTGTACCAGAACATGCAGCAACTACTGGCGTTGATGATACATCCTTTCATTTTGATGAATATGGTGTCCTTCATAGCCATATTGCTGGTTCAGGTTACTACCAACATCCCTTGTGGGATTACGGTATAGATTCAGTGTTGGTTACCAGACGCATCTTAGGTATCCCGATTAGTAGTGTTGTTTACGCCGTGGAGCGTAAACAGGTTACACATAATCGGCAGTTGATCCTTCTCGCACCTATTATTCGCTTCCCCGGTATCATTAGCGCCTTTTTAGCTTCAATGATTTTGCTGACCCCGGAGTTGCGTGTTTTTAATCCAGTCCAGAGAATGGCTGACGGGTCTAGCTATGCTAGATTCAATGTTCACAGACGCTCTGGCATGTACGTTACAACCGCACGTGTCAACAGCTATGCCTGTGCTACCGTCAGTGCCATAATCGACGACAATGTTGCTTGCGTCAACCGTCTTGGTAAGACAGCGTTGATGCTTCCCACCACGGCAACATGGATTAAGGACGATAGGTCCGGCGCATCGGTTTTGACCGAGTACCATCGTATTGCCACACCAGCCAAGCACCCTTACGTCTACCCTGTAGAGTTAGGTGTGCGTGGCTATTCTTATAACGTGCAAGAATTTGACCAGAATTCACGTCCTAAGTTAGAGGCATTTATGAGTCCATTGGTACACGGCGCCTTTTGCCCTATGACGGAAAAGGCTAGCGAGGAACAATGCGTCAAAGGGCGCATAACCTCCCTACAAAAACCTGAGCCCAAACCCAATCGCTTCCGCGACCGGTGTATCGATGAGTTTGCTGAACTTATCGTTAACGGGACTGTTCTTGAACCTGTCTCAGTCGATGTAATAATTGACAAGCAGACAACCGCTGCCCAAAAACTGTCCATATCGAAAGCCTCCATAGCTGGAAGTTATTTGAAGAGTGTTGTGAAGTGCTTCATTAAAGCTGAAGCTTACCAGGATATTAAAGATCCTCGTAATATCACAACCTTCAATGACTCTCAGAAGCTTGATATGGGTATGTTCACACTTGCCCTTAGTGAACATTTAAAACAGTTTTTGTGGTACGGTCCAGGAAAAACTCCTCTAGAAATCGCC